GTGGCTTTTTTACGTCTGGAGAAACCCAAATGAGTAAGCAATTGCGCGAGCTTCAAGCTCGCAAGTCTGACCTGGTCAAAGAAGCGCGTGCCTTAACCGACATCGCCGCACAAGAAAACCGCGATCTGACGGATGAGGATGTCATCAAATTCAATGGTCTTAAAAGTCGAATCGAAGCCACTTCGGCGGCGATTGACCGCGAGTCGGCATTAATTTCTGAGGAAGCCCAGATGAGTACGCATATGGGCATCCATGTAGGCGCTGGTCATGGTTCCGCTTTTTCCAGTGTGATGGTGAGCGACAACCGCGAACTTGATCCCAAACATGGCTTTCAAAGCCTGGGTGATTTTTTGCAAAACGTCTGCCATGCGCAAAAGCCAGGCAACCCGATTGACGATCGCCTACTGATTGGCAGCGGTCGTGGTGCTGCCGCTCCAGCCACCTTTGGCAGTGAAGGCTCCGGTCAGGACGGTGGCTTCTTTGTCCCGCCACAGTTCTCCAAGGAGATTTTTCAGCTGTCATTGGGGGAGGACTCGTTGTTGCCGCTTACCGATAACGTGGAAATCAGCGGAAACACCATGGCGTTTCCCAAGGACGAAACTACGCCTTGGGGCACCAACGGTATTCGCGCTTACTGGCAAGGTGAAGCGGCTCCAGCGGTAACGACCAAGCCCGTTTTGGGACTGTCTACTTTGCGGCTTAAGAAATTGATGGCCCTGGTGCCGACAACCGATGAGTTGTTGGAAGACGCCAATGCCTTGTCAACCTATCTGCCCGAGAAGATTGCTCTGTCCATTCGCTGGAAAACCAATGAATCCATCCTGTTCGGTTCTGGCTCTGGCGTACCTGTAGGTGCACTCAATGCTGGCGCTACGGTCAGTGTGGCTAAGGAGACTGGGCAGTTGACGCAAACGCTGCTTCCACAAAACTTAGCCAAGATGATTGCGCGTCTGCCAACGGGTTCATTCGCCAATGCGGTGTGGATCGTCAACAACGATGTGTTGCCAGCATTGTTCACTCTGACCTTGGGTAACTACCCGATCTACCTGCCTACCGGATTGAACGTTGGCGGTATTCAGGTCTCTCCCTACGGCACGCTGCTGGGTCGCCCGGTGTTTGTGTCCCAACACGCCAACACTTTCTCCGCACAGGGTGACATCTTGCTGGTGGACCTGAAGTACTACCAGACCATCACCAAAGCGGGTGGCATGCAGACCGCCACGTCGATGCACTTGTACTTTGATGCTGATCTCACGGCGTTTCGAACCACCTTCCGCATGGATGGCCAATCGAAGATTTCTACGGCCATCACGCCTGCCAAGGGCAGCGCCACGATGTCGCCATTTATTCAACTTGGCGCTCGCTAAAGCCCAGAACCTCAAAGGAGAAAAAAATGTTTCCAAATGCAAAAGGCAGTGAACTGCTTTCAGTGCTGGCCACGATCGATCCTGCTTCGCAGGCGGCTGGTGCAGCCAGTACAGGCTGGGTGCCAGTCGCCAATTACTTTGCCTTTTTGGCGGTGGTGCAAACCGGCGTGCTTGGCACGGCGGCTACTGTCGACGCCAAGTTGCAGCAGGCGCTGGACAGTTCAGGCACAGGTGCAAAAGACATCAGTGGCAAAGCCATCACCCAGATCGTCAAAGCCACGGGTGATAACAAACAGGTGCTCGTCAATGTCAAGCCTGAAGAGCTTGACACTGTGAACGGCTTTGGTTTTGTGCGCCTCACAGTGACCGTTGGCGTGGCCGCCAGCATCACATCGGCCCAGTTGCTTGGGGTCAATCCCCGCTATGCACCAGCAGACGTGGGCAATCAGGCTGCTGTGGTTCAGGTGATCTAAATGCCATTGCAACTCGTCACCCCACCTTCTGAGGAGCCGGTATCCCTTTGGGAAGCCAAACTCCATCTGCGGGTGGATTTTGACGAGGATGACATGCTGATCGCATCGCTCATCACTGCGGCCCGGCAAGCAGCCGAGACCCTGACCGGCAGGCAGTTCACCACTGCCCGCTGGAAGCAAGTGCTCGACTGCTTTCCTGGTCCGTCTCTGATGGGCGTACCCGCAGGTCAAGCTTTCAGCTTGCCGGGGCACGCTATTTTGTTGTTCAAGACGCCGGTGCAGTCTGTCGTCTCGATCAATTACCTGGACATGGGCTCTGCGCTGCAGGTCATGCCTGGGGCCACCTACACAGTGGATACCGCCTGTGAGCCCGCCCGCATCACACCCGTGTTTGGTCAGATCTGGCCGATTTGCTTGCCGCAGATTGGCGCGGTATCGGTTACCTTCGATGCCGGGTATGGCAGCGCCGCGCAGGTGCCAGAGGGAATCAAGAGCTGGATCAAGTTACGTGTCGGCAGCCTTTATGCCCACCGCGAAGAGATAGCAGTTCTAAGTCGCGGCCGCGTGGAAGCGCTCCCATTTATTGATGGGTTGCTAGACCCCTACAAGGTCGCTTTCGTATGAGGGCGATCCCATGAGTTCATTACGAGCGGGTCAGTTAAATCGGCGCATTACCTTGCAGCGACAGAGCAATGCGCAAGACAGCTACGGCGGTCCGGTCCGTACTTGGCTGAATGTGGCCACTATTTGGGCCGACATACAGCCCTTGACGGGGCGCGAGCTGGAAAGCGCGCAGCGCATGGCCAGCGAAATCTCCCACCAAATCACTGTGCGTTATCAGGCAAGTTTCACCGATACCCGCGTGGTATCTGGCTACCGAGCACTTTACAAAGCGCGCATCTTCAACATCCACGCGGCGTTGAACGAGGACGAGAACAACGTGCTGGTCATGCTGCTGGCCTCTGAGGGCTTGGACGATGGCTAAGTACGAGAGCGTTCAGATTGATGGCCTTGACGCTTTGGCCAGAGCATTGAAAGAGTTGCCTGACCGGGTTGCAAAAAACGGACTGCGTGCAGCGGTCTATGCCGGAGCCAAAGTGATTCGGGATGAAGCCAAGTTGCAAGCTCCTGTTGCCACGGGCGATCTGGGACCCAACCAGCCGCCACCCGGCACCTTAAAGCGTTCTGTGATTTTGAAACAAATCCCCGAGTTGTCGAACAAGAACAAGCAGACCTTCTTTGTGACGGTTCGGCATGGCAAGAAGTACCGCAAGCAAGGCAAGAAGGGCAACCTCTCGCAAGACGCCTGGTACTGGCGCTTTGTGGAGTTTGGGACCGTAAAGATGTCCGCGCGCCCGTTTCTGCGGCCAGCTTTTGACATGAAGAAAAACGATGCGCTAACGGCCATCAAGACACGGCTTGCCGAGCGCATCGAGCAAGCCGCACGTGAATTGAAAAAGTAGTTCAAAAAATGATTCAGCAAGACCTTTTCGCGGCCCTCGCAGGTGTGGCCGGGGGAAGGGTGTTTCCGAACGTTGCGCCCAACAACGTGTCAAAGCCCTACGTGGTCTATGCCCGCGTATCCAGCGCACCAGAAAACACCCTTGCCGACGGCGCACCCATTGAAAAAACCCGCCTGCAGGTGGACTGCTTTGACACCACCTACGCCGCTGCCGTTGCCTTAGCCGAAACAGTCAAAGCGGCCATGAAAAGCAGCCCCATCACCCACGTCTTGCTCCTTGAGCAAGACCAATTCGAGCCCGAGGCATTGCTGCACCGGGTGATTTTGGATTTTTCGTTCTGGCACTAACTTTTAGGAGAACCCCATGCCAAGCACCGCCATCTCAGCCCAAGGCTCCACCGTCAGTATTGGCACGACCAGCGGGTCGGCGCTCACCATCACCGCCGTCTCACTCACGAACCCTTGCCGGGTCACGCTCTCAGCGGTCACGGCATTGAACAAGGGTGATGTGATCACCATCGCGGGTGTCGTTGGCACCACGCAGCTCAACGGCAACAGCTTTGTTGTGCAGTACATCGAACCTACGACCAAGATCGTCACCCTCGCTGGAGTCGACGCGACTGGTTATACGACCTACACCAGTGGCGGCACCGCCACCCCTGTGCAGTGGACCAAGATTTCCAACGTCAAGAGCTACAGCGGCTTTGACGGCTCAGCCTCCGAGATTGAGCGAACCAACTTTGACTCGACCGCCAAGGAATTCATTCTGGGTCTCTTTGATCCGGGTGCATTCGCCATTGAGGTCGACCAGGACAACAGCGATGCAGGCCAATTGGCGCTTATGACTGCGCTGGTGACCGGTGTTGCCAAGAGCTTCAAGTTGATTTTGCCCAACGGCAACACCGCAACTTTCACTGCCTACGTGAAGAAATTCAACAGCCAGGGTGCAGTGGATCAGGCAATCCGGCGCTCGGCTGAACTGCGCATTTCTGGCTCGATTACCTGGGCATAGTTCTTGTATCTGTATAAACTTGCTAGGTGATATTCAGTTCGGGTGCATTTTGTTGATCTTTACGAAAAGCATTCCTTTGAATTCAATTTTTCATACACAGGACTAAGCATGACCAAAGAACTGGATTCATTACTTCAAAGAAAAATTGAAAATTTTGAATCCTTTAGAGATGGAGAAAACGGTGTGTGGACCATGATAGATGCCGCTTACCTTGTTGCCAGAACTCTTGTTGCTGGTGTAGTTCAGGAAGCAAATTTGTCCAGTTCAGAGACCCACCGCTTAATGAATCGCCCCGGGTTTAGAGGAGGCCCGTCGGTTTAAGTCATTCCAATGTGGCGGTTTGACTGCTAAGTTGCCGATAGTAATTGTCTTCAGCTTCGGCAGGGGGAATATACCCAATTGGCTCCAAGAGTCTGTGGTGGTTAAACCAAGACACCCATTCCAACGTGGCGAGCTCCAGGGACTCCTTGGTTTTCCAGGGTGCCCGGCGGTGAATCAATTCAGCTTTGTACAGACCGTTAATCGTTTCCGCCAGCGCGTTGTCGTAGCTGTCGCCCCGGCTGCCCACCGAAGGCTCGATCCCCGCTT